GTTTGCATAACGAAGATTTGCATAACGAAGATTTGCATAACTAAGGTTTGCATAACGAAGGTTTGCATCACTAAGGTCTGCATTACTAAGGTTTGCATTACGAAGGTTTGCATTACTAAGGTCTGCATAACTAAGGTCTGCATCACTAAGGTTTGCATGACTGAGGTTTGTAACACTAAGGTTTGCATAAATAAGGTTTGCACCACCAAGGTCCACACCATGAAGGTCTGCATCACTAAGGTCTGCATAACTAAGGTCTTGATTAGAAAAATCAGCCCTCATACTTTCCCAACCATCGACATCTGCATTTAACCAGTGTTTATGATTTTCTATAATTTTGTTTATTTCTTTTTGTGTTAATTTGTTTCCCATAATAACTACCTCCTGTCGTTGCCCTTACGACTGAACTTTTCACTGAGCTTAAATTATGTGAAAGTCCATTGATATGGAAAAAATATATAAAAAAACAGAAGTAAAAATATACTTCTGCTGAAAATAAAAAAACACCGATAAACTCTTAACTC